TAAAAAGAAAAAGTTTTACGTTTATGTAAAGAACGAAAAGGGCAACGTTATAAAACTTGGCTTTGGAGATCCTAACATGGAAATTAAACGTGATGATCCAGGCCGTTTAGCTGGATTTAGAGCTCGCCATCAATGTGATACAGATCCCGGACCGAAATGGAAAGCACGTTACTGGTCATGTAAGTTTTGGGAGAAAGGTAAAACTGTAACAGACTTATTAGATAGTGTTGACATTGATGAAACTATACTAGAAGCATCTCGCGCAGGTAAAAACACACATATGACACATATTGAAGATCGTGTTATTTATGGCGGAGTTAAGGGAGCAAGAGAATCAATTCTCGCTCTTCGTTCTTTAAGAGATATGTTAGCTGGTAAAGTTAATTCTTCAACTAACGTTACTGAAAAATGGGATGGCGCACCTGCTGTATTTGCCGGAATTGATCCATCAGATGGTAAGTTTTTTGTAGCAAAAAAAGGTATTTTTAATAAAGACCCAAAGGTTTATAAGTCAGAGGCCGATGTGAGAGACGATACATCTGGTGACTTGGCCGATAAATTAGTAATAGCATTTAATGAACTCAAAGATCTTGGTATTAAAAACGTTATTCAGGGAGACATTATGTTTACAAAAGGAGACCTTGAATCTGAAACTATCGACGGAGAAAAGTATATTACCTTTCAACCTAACACACTCGTATATGCAGTTCCTACCGGTTCTGATTTAGCAAAGACAATTTCAAAGGCTAAATTAGGAGTTGTGTGGCACACAACATACAAAGGTAAAAGTTTTGAAACCATGACTGCATCTTACGGTGTAGACATTTCTTCTCTTAAAAAGAAAAAAACAGTTTGGTATCAAGATGCTGATCTTAAAAATCTTTCTGGTACTGCAACATTAACTAAAGCAGATACTGATGAAGTTACTGAGCAACTTTCAAAAGCTGGTAAAATCTTCCAAAAGATTAAGTCAACAACTCTTAACGAGTTAGAAAATAATCCAGAACTTGCTACTAAACTTGAAACATTCAATAACACACTCGTAAGAAAGGGTGAGCGCATTAAAAGTACTTCAAAGCATGTAAATGATCTAATTGCTTGGTTTGATAAAAAACATAAGGCCGAGTACAAAAAGCGCAAAAGTGATAAAGGCAAACGAGATATAGCACTGAAGAATGAAAACGAAATGAAATTCTTTTCTAAGGAAAATAGAAAAAACCTCGATATGATGTTTCAGCTAATGAATGCAATTGTTGATGCCAAGTTGATTATTATAAATAAATTAGATAAGTTAAAAGAGATTGACACCTTCGTTAGAACGAAAAAAGGTTTTAAAGTAACAGGTTCAGAAGGATTTGTTGCAATTGATTATAATACTAACGGCGCAGTTAAACTAGTTGACAGATTAGAATTTTCTACTAATAATTTCTCACCAGATGTTATAAAAGGTTGGGAAAGATAAAAAAAATAAATAGCAAACAAAACATGAATACTCCAAAAGAAGACGACCTACTAAAGACCGTAAAGGCAATGTATGAGGTAAATGAAGCTAGTAAACCTCGGCCCCAGGCAGATGTTACTAAAATAATGGATAATAATATCCAATACTTCGATGCCCCCACTTACGAAGATCTACTCTATCGTTTAGCATTAAAAACTAAAAGTGATTCAGAAGAGATTGAAGATAAAGCATTTGCGGTTGCAGCCAAGCATCTTATGCAAGCATGGAAAGCCTATTCTAATAGGTCTGGTAATTAAAGTATAGACTCCTTATTGGGGTTGGGAAAGATGAAAAAAATAAACGATATTAAAGGATTTAAGCAGTTTAATGAAGACAGCGTAAAAGGAGTAGTCTTTACGTTTGGAAGATTTAATCCACCCACTGTTGGGCACGGTAAGCTTATAACCAAGGTAGCTGCAGCAGCTATTGGAAATCAATATCGTATATATGCTTCGCAATCAAACGATTCTAAAAAGAATCCTCTTAAATATAAAGAGAAAATTCGCGTTATGCGTAAGATGTTTCCAAAACATGGAAGAAACATCATTGAAGATAAAAATGCAAAAACTGCATTACACATTGCTTCTATTTTACACGATCAGGGGTTTACTAAGATGACCATGGTTGTTGGTTCTGACCGCATAAAAGAGTTCCAAAAACTTCTTAAGAATTATAATGGCGTAAAAGGCCGCCACGGATTTTATGATTTTAAAGATGGTATAGAAGTTATATCAGCAGGTGAAAGAGATCCAGATGCAGAAGGTGTTGAAGGAATGAGTGCTTCTAAAATGCGCGCTGCAGCAATTGACGGTGACTTTAAATCATTTAGTCAAGGATTGCCAAAGGAATACGGAGAAGATATGACATTGTTCAATCTAATTCGAAAGAGGATGGGATTGAAGGAAATGGTTTCCTTTCGTAAACACGTCCAGCTTCCAAGTCTTTCAGAGAAAAGAGAGCAGTATATTTCAGGCGAAATATTTAATGTAGGAGATACTGCAATCACTGAGTCTGACGAAGAAATATTGATTAAAGAGAGAAAATCAAATTACATTATTGATTCAGAAAATAAAAAATATTTCGTTGAAAAACTTAAGCCGGCATATAAGAAAGGTTTATCAAAATCAACAAGTTCAAAACGCCAAGCTCAGTTTAATAAACAGGCAAAAATGGATGATGATGATCCGAATGCTTATAAACCTGCACCTGGAGATGCTCGAGCAAAGACAAAGCCTTCTAAGCACACAAAAGCATATCATAAAAAATTTGGTAAAAAAGAAGATTTAGATCAAGGTACAGATGAGTTAGTTAAAGCATACAAAAAGCTTACACCTCTTGAAGAAAAACAAATTGCTGCTCTCAAGAAAAAAGCAAAAGAAACTGATATGCCATACGGTATATTGAAAAAAGTATTTGATCGTGGAATGGCCGCTTGGAAAACAGGCCATCGTCCAGGAGCAACTCCTCATCAATGGGCGTATGCACGAGTTAATTCTTTCGTTACAAAAAGTAAAGGCACATGGGGCGGAGCTGATAAAGACTTAGCAGCAAAGGTTAAAGAATCTGTTAAAGAAGAAGCTAAATGTCCTCCTGCAACACAAGATTTAAAAATAAACACAAAAAACCGAGATGCAACAATTAAGGAATATAATTATGGTCCTTTAAACGTTGATGAACCTGGTGATTACTGGAAAAAAATCGCTGAATATTGGAATACAACAGAAGAGGCCGCTAAAAAATCAGTGTGTGCTAATTGTGTTGCATTTGATATTTCAGAAAGAATGAAAGATTGTATGCCTGGTGAAACATCTGATAAAGATGGTGAACTTGGTTATTGCTGGATGCACCACTTCAAATGTCATTCTGCAAGAGCTTGTCATACATGGGCAAAGGGTGGACCAATTGATGACGACAAAAAATCACTGGATTGGCAAGACCGCTCAAGTTTAGAAGAAAAGCTTATTAAGCCATCTCCGGCGATCAAGCAGAAGCTAATAAAGATTGCCGGACTTACTTCTAAAACTGCAGAAAAGATAATGGGGTTGCCTCAGCCAATGCTGACAACAGTTATCAATCAGCTTCTTATGTCCAATGTTCAGTATGAAGAAAAGGCACCTTTGAAAGAAGGTCCTGGGAAATATAAAGGAGAAACTTGGGAAGATGGTTTTGAAAGGAGAGTTGTAAAAACCACAAACCCTGAGCATAAAGAAAAAGGTTACAAGTGGCGTATTAAAGGAAAGGAGAGAGATGAAATTTCGATCAAGCTTTATAAGAAAAAGCCTGATTTTAAAGAATTTGAAAAACAAATGAAGAGGGTTGCGGGACACGAGTTTGGAGGCTAAAAAATATAAATAACTATTATTCTAATGGGAGATATGAATCAATCAGATAAAACTAGACTAGACCGCATTGAAGAAAAAATTGATAGAATGTCAGAAGCAGTAATTGCTTTGGCCAGAGCCGAAGAAAAAATTATTTCCCTCGACGAGACTACACGAATGATTTTACGAAAAATGGTTAGCCAGGATGAAAGACTACGTAAGGTAGAAAATATACAACACGATAATGAAACTACAATAAAGACTATAAAGTCTATTGTATGGACTACAATATCTGCACTAATTACTACAGCCGTTGCTGCTTTAGCATGGCTTTTTACTGGAACCAAATGAAAAGCTTTAAACAATATCTTACTGAAAAACCATTGACGCCTTCTCAACGGATTGCTAGAAGTCGTCAGATGAAGAGAATAATGCCTAAGATAAAAAAGAAGCGTGAAATAGCAATGCGTAAAAAAGCTTCACCAGATCAATTAAAAATGCGTGCTCAAAAGAAAGCCATTGACGTTGTTCGGAAAAAATTTGTTCCTGATGGTCAAGATTATGCGACCATGTCATATGCCCAGAAGATTCAGCTTGATAAAAAGGTTGAAAAGAAAAAAGGACTCATTAAAAAAATCGCAAAAAAATTAATGCCACAAATTAAACGTGCGGAAGCAGAGCGTTTAGAAAAATTAAAAGCTAACAAATAACTATAAATCAAAAAAACTATTATGAAACCACAAGACCAAGAACTCGCCAAAATCGCAGAAGCGGTAAAGCGTGTTATGAATAAAGAAACTGAGGTTCAGCCTGCAGACAAAGACTTCGTCGATCTCCATTCGATTGATAAAGAAAAGCGTCGTGGCTCAACTCCTCTTACAGAAAAAGACATAGAAGAAGCAAATGAATTTACCAAAGCTGCTGCTAAAGCCGCAGTTGCAGGTGATGACGAATTTGAATTTGATGGTAAGAAATATCCAACTGAAATGGATATTGATGTAGCTAAGAAGATTCTCGGCGAGTCAACCGAACTCGATGAAGCATCTATCGAGGTTGATTTTATGTATCCTAAAGCTGCATGGTTTCAGAAGCTTCTGAAAAAATACCGCCTTAAAATGAAAATTATAAATCCGGGCGGTGGAGATGGTGGCACTGACGTGATTAAGCTTGACGGTAAAAAGAAAGATATAAAAGGCATTTTGAAAGATCCTAAAGGTTTTGATGATGACGGTTTTATGGCTCAGAATATTGAAGAAGGCAAGTTCGATAAACTTAAAAAGAAACTTAAAAGCATAAATCCAGAAACATTAGGCGACGTTCTTAATGGAAAAATCGAATTAGATCCTGCCGAAAGAAAGGAATTTGATAGATTTATGGCTGACGCTCAAAAGATGTTCGGTAAGGAATTCGTTAAATCATTCGAAGCTTTCGATATTGAAGAAGAAAAGTTTGGTAAACTCAAAAAAAAACTTAAAGGATTAAATCCAGAAAAATTGACTGCTGTTCTTAAAGGAAAAATTAAATTAGATCCTGACGAAAAGAAAGAATTTGATAGCTATATGGCCGACGCTAAAAAGATGTTCGCTAAGTTACCCAAATCTTCTCCAATCAAAACGATGTTCGGTAAGGAATTAGTAAAAGCCTTAGAATCTGTCGATAGTGAACTTGATGAATCTACTGCAGAATATGCCAAGTCTTTAGAAAAAATTGCTAATGATCGTAAGATGAAAAACCTTAGCAAACAAGATAAAGCAACGCTAATGAAAATTGCAGCGATGATGGCAAAAGAAGGCATTGAAGAAATGAATGAAGCTCCTGGGAAATATGCCAAGAAAGGTGATAAAGACAAATATCAATGGGGTGATATCAACAAAGCTATGATGGATGCTGGTATGAATCCTCCTTCTATTCTTAAAGTGCTATCTAAGCTACGAGGTAAAGAACTGCAAGAAGACGCAGAAAGAATGCCGTATGATAAAGTTATCAAAAAGCTTCGTGACGGTGAATGGGATACTTCAATGGATGTTAAAAAACGAATGCACTTAACATATACTGATAATACGGAACGACGCAAACATCTTCGCGGTATACAAAAAGTAGTGTTTGTAGAAGACGTAGATATTGAAGAAACCCCTACTAGTGAAAGTAATAAATAAATCCGTATGGATAATTTGTTATTTGACCAACTGAGTAACCAGAATTTTAAAACATTTGCTGCTAAATATTACACTAATAGTAGGTGTCTATCAATGGACGAATTCTATGATGATTTAGCTGCATTTAAATACGTAGTAAGACTACTCAGAAGGTATCGAGAAACCGGTAAAATACAGGAAAAACTAATATTGAATCATATAATTTTAATCTATAATGTGTTTCAAATTCATGCTGCGACACGAATGTTATTTCATAAAATAGATGAAGATCTTTGGCCTGCGCTGAAAACATTTATAGTTTTTCTAAATTATTTACAACCGAACACTTACCAGAATATAAATATTGATTTGAATATAGCTAATAAACTGAAAGAAATATAACTATGGGATTACTTAGAGGACCAGACTTTTTTTATGCACTACGATTTCTTCGTCTATTGACGATGCCATGGATAAAAACCGACGCGTTTAAACAAGGCATTGTAGACGATAAAGGAGTAAAACTTAAAAAGCCTGAAACGCCTAAGGAAAAGTCATCATATACAGTTTTTCACAAATTAGTATTCAATATTCGAAGGCTTTTAGGAAAAATTCCTTTAGGTCAAAGTACAATAGCACGTTACGCCGCGGCATTGTATCTCATTAAGGAACATACAAAAATTAGCGATAAAAGACTAATTAAGATTCTTAAAGAAAGTAATGGCGTAGATCTTTCAGAATATAAGCCTGAATTAAATGAATGGTATTTGACTGAAGATGGAAATATAGAACAAGGAAAATATGCACTCGTCCGTGACATAGCATTACCAAAGACTGGAGAATTTTTAGCGTTAAAGGGGTCTATGGTGGAAATAGCGGAATCTCAACCGCATGGCTCAGTATTGGGCCATGCGGTATTTGAGGCAACTCATTGCAAAACAAAACAAACCATTTACATTACACAGGAAGATATCTCTAGATGAATAAAAAAGAACAAACGACCACTACAGCCGTGGCAATAGCCGACAAACCATTAGGTACCGTTAGAAAACAAAAGTACCGAGTTTTTAATGTTTCAGCAGAAACTTTTTCTCGCTTTCAGGTAGGGAGAACGAAATACGAACGGTGGTCAAAATTCATTAATGAGAATGAACGAGATATTGTGTCCTATTATAACAGAAATAAAGATTCTGTTATAGTCCTGCGTAATTCGGAAAATGGAGCTCTTCGCGCTCTCTACCACACAAAATAAGTAAAAAAATAGAATTTACTTAATTCGTGTGATGTGGTATAATACCTAACATCATACTAATGCTATGTCTGTATCTATATTCGAAGAACAATTATCTCGCAAACCAAATCAATATCCCTGGACAGAAAAGTTTATTGAATCTATGCACAATGGATTCTGGACTGATAAAGAATTTTCATTTACATCTGACGTTCAACAATTTAAAACCGAACTTGACGATCAACAAAAAGAAATTATTGTCCGAACACTCTCAGCCATTGGCCAAATTGAAGTCGCAGTAAAAACTTTTTGGGCTAAACTAGGAGAGAACCTTCCTCATCCAGCACTTCAAGATTTAGGCTATGTAATGGCTAATACTGAAGTAATTCATAATAATGCATATGAAAGACTTCTTACAGTCCTTGATATGGAAGATGTGTTTGAAGAAAATTTAAAACTTGACTTTATTCAAGGCCGCGTTAACTACTTACGCAAATACACACACAAATTTTATAAGAGCTCTAAGAAACAGTATTTGTATGCACTTGCGCTTTTCACTCTGTTTGTAGAAAACGTTTCTCTTTTTTCTCAGTTTTATATTATCAATTGGTTCGCTCGCTATAAAAATGTTCTTAAAGATACTGATCAGCAAGTAAAGTATACACGAAACGAGGAAAATATTCATGCACTTGTTGGTATGAAAATTATCAATACAATCCGCGAAGAAAGCCCTGAATTGTTTGATGAAGAACTAGAAGAGAGAATTAGAGGAGAGGCTGTAGACGCGTTTAATGCCGAAAGCAAAATAGTCGATTGGATGATTAATGGAATTGATGAACCAGGTTTAAACGCTACTATTGTTAAAGAGTTTATTAAAAACCGAATCAATTCATCTTTAGAACAAATTGGATTTAAAGGTGTTTTTGAAGTAGATGAGAGTCTTTTAGAATCAACTATGTGGTTTGAAGAAGAGTTGCTCGGAAATAATATGACTGACTTTTTTCACTCAAGACCTGTTGAGTATTCAAAGAAGAGCCAGTCTTTTGACGAGGACGATTTATTTTGATTTTTAACTTTATTATTATAATATTATGAATGACATTTATTGGTTAAACAAAGACAGTAGACAATTTTTAGAAAGAGGCTATTTACTACCTGGTGAAAATCCAGAACAACGCATTGTTGATATTGCGAATAAAGCCCAAGAATATCTTGGGATGGGAGAATCTAATCACAATGATAGTTGGGCAGAAAAGTTTATTAATTATATGCATAAAGGATTTTATTCTTTATCTTCTCCTATCTGGTCAAACTTTGGTAGAGCTCGCGGATTACCTATATCCTGTTTTGGATCATACATTCCAGATGATATGGAAAAAATCTTGGGCAAAATTGCAGAAGTTGGCACAATGTCTAAAGTAGGCGGAGGCACTTCTGCATATTTTGGTGATGTTCGTCCACGCGGTGCAGAAATCTCTAGCGGCGGTAGTGCAACTGGAGTTCATCACCAATTAACAGTATTTGACGCTTTAACCAATTATATTTCACAAAGCAATGTGCGACGAGGATCATTTGCAGCTTATTTACCAATTGATCACGGTGATATCGAAGAGTTTTTAGGAATTAGGGGTGAAGGAAATGCTATTCAAGATCTTTCTATTGGCGTCTCTATCAGTGACGAATGGATGAAAGAAATGATCGCTGGAGATAAAAAGAAAAGATCTATATGGGGCAAAGTTATTAAGAAACGTTATGAGTCTGGTTATCCTTATATATTCTTTTCCGATAACGCCAATAACGCTGCGCCACAAGCTTATAAAGATAAAGGTAAACGTATTCACGCTTCAAATCTATGCACTGAAATCTTTTTATCTGCAGAAGAAGATGAATCATTTGTTTGCGATCTATCTTCACTTAATCTTGCTAAGTGGTCAGAAATCGTTGAGACTGATGCTATTGAAACATTAACACAGTTCCTTGATGCAGTTATGACTGAGTTTATTAATAAGACTCGTGGTGTTAAAAATTTAGAAGCGCCTCACAAGTTTGCTATGACTCAAAGAGCTCTTGGTATAGGTGTACTAGGTTGGCATTCATATTTGCAACAAAAAAATATCGCTTTTGAGTCAATGGAAGCTAAACTACAAAACTCTCTTATTTTTAAGACTATTCAAGAGAGGACAATTGCAGCTTCTAAAGAAATGGCTATTGAATATGGTGTACCATCTCTTATGGAAGGCTACGGTTTACGTAATAGTTGTTTAGTAGCTGTTGCTCCTACTACGAGCAGCTCGTTTATTTTAGGTCAAATTAGTCCTTCAATAGAACCCCTTAATAGTAATTATTTTGTTAAAGATCTTGCTAAGGGCAAATTTACATATAAAAACCCAGAGCTTACAAAGGTTCTTAAAGAATATGATAAAGATGATAATACTACATGGAGAAGCATACTCCAAAAGGGTGGTTCTGTTCAACATTTAAAGTTTTTATCCGATCATGAAAAAGAAGTATTTAAAACCTTTGGCGAAATCTCGCAAAAAGAAATTCTTATTCAAGCCGCACAACGACAAAAATATATTGATCAAGGTCAGTCTATTAATATGATGGTTCCACCTTCAACAAAACCTAAAGAAGTTAATGAGCTACTTGTTTGGGCATGGGAAAATGGTATTAAGTCGTTGTATTATCAGCGTAGTGCAAATCCTGCTCAAGAGCTTGCCCGCTCATTAACCGAATGTACCACATGTGAATCATGACAAAAGAACAAGTTACCTGCCAAAGCTGCTCTGCAGAATATTATATTTTGTGGAATGACGATTTAGAAGACGATTACGGGGATCAAGTAGATCCTGAATACTGTCCTTTTTGTGGATCAAGCCATATTTGTGTTGAAGAAGAATACTTACTGGAAGATGATTAGTTGTGTACACGTACAAAATTAAAGAAATCACAAAGGTGGTTGACGGAGATACTCTCGATGCAATTATTGACTTGGGGTTTGGTATAACTAAAAAAGAACGTATTCGAATTGCTGCAATCGACGCGCCAGAAACGCGGACACGCAATCTTCACGAAAAGAAGCTGGGATTTGAAGCAAAAGCCTGGCTTAAAAAGCATGTTGAATATTGCGATAACATTATTATTAAAACTGAAAAAGAAGGCAAATACGGCCGCATTTTAGGTTGGTTATATACAGATGAATT